TTATGCGCTATGTTGCTCAAAGGGCGGGCATCGGTATCAACGCAGGCAGAATCCGTGGTATCAACAGCAAAATTAGAGGGGGAGAGGTTGCTCATACTGGGGTTATCCCATTCCTCAAGAAGTTTGAGAGCACTGTCCGATGCTGTACACAAAATGGCATCAGAGGTGGAAGTGCAACGGTCCACTTCCCAATCTGGCACCAAGAGATAGAGGATATTATCGTCCTCAAAAATAATAAGGGTACGGAGGATAATCGTGTTCGTAAACTTGACTACAGTATTCAAATCAGCAAACTCTTCTATGAAAGGTTTATTCAAGACGGTGAGATCACGCTTTTCTCCCCACATGATGTACCTGGACTTTATGATCGCTTTGGACTCTCTGGTTTTGATGAGCTCTACTGTGCATATGAAAAGGATCCGTCCATTAAGAAAAAAACTGTTAAGGCGCAAGAACTCATTCTTAACCTTCTCAAGGAACGTGCGGAGACGGGTCGTGTCTATTTGATGAATATAGACCATTGCAATTCTCACTCTTCGTTTAAAGATAAAATTAATATGAGTAATCTCTGTCAAGAAATTACTTTACCTACCGATCCTATTAATCATATTGATGACGAAAGTGGAGAAATTGCACTTTGCATTCTTTCTGCTATCAATGTTGGTAAAGTAAAATCTGATGAAGAACTTGAGGAACTTTGCGACCTTTCTGTTCGTGGACTGGAAGAATTGATTGATTATCAAAAGTATCCTGTGGCAGCAGCAGAACGCGCTACAAAGGCACGTAGATCTCTTGGAATAGGTTTTATTGGTTTAGCACACTATTTGGCAAAACTTGGATTTAACTATGATTCTCAAGAAGCATGGGACGCTGTTCATGGACTGTCAGAAAGTTTTCAGTATTACCTTCTGAAAGCATCCAATCAACTTGCAAAAGAAAAAGGTCATTGCTATGACTTTGGTAGAACCAAGTACTCTGATGGTATTCTTCCTATTGATACATACAAAAAGGACGTAGACGAAATTTGTTCTGTTTCATATCAACATGATTGGGAATCTCTCCGAGCATCTATCTTGGAATATGGTCTCCGACACAGCACATTGTCCGCACAAATGCCATCGGAGAGCAGTTCCGTTGTGTCAAACGCAACCAATGGAATTGAACCACCAAGAGATTATCTGTCCGTTAAGAAATCAAAGAAGGGACCACTTAAGCAAATTGTTCCACAATATCATGCCCTTAAGAACAATTATACGCTCTTGTGGGATATGCATAGCAATCGTGGGTATATTAATACTGTTGCAGTTATGCAGAAGTTCTTTGATCAAGCGATTTCTGGAAACTGGTCCTATAATCCAGAGCATTATGACAACAATGAAGTTCCTACTTCAGTGATGGCAAATGACTTTTTGACTACATACAAATATGGGTGGAAAACTTCTTACTATCAAAACACTTACGACATTAAAACTGATGAGGTAGTAGAAGAGAAACCCAATCTTCAAGATTTGATTAATGAGTTAAGTTCAGTAGAGGAGGGAGAGTGTGAATCCTGTGCAGTTTAAGATTTCTTCCGTAGAGGAACCACAAACGAATATTAAAGGAATGACCGTATTTAATACGGAAAAAGTAGATACTAAAAAACAACCAATGTTTTTTGGAAAACCTCTTGGAATTCAAAGATACGATTCATACAAATACCCAGTATTCGATAAACTAACAACTCAACAACTTGGTTACTTCTGGAGACCCGAAGAGGTGTCTCTCCAGAAGGATCGTGGTGACTATCAAACACTTCGTCCAGAACAGAAGCATATCTATACTTCCAACTTAAAGTATCAGATCATGCTTGATTCTATTCAGGGACGTGGACCTGGTATGGCATTCATTCCTTATTGTTCTCTACCAGAACTTGAGGCATGTATGGAAGTGTGGGGATTTATGGAAATGATTCATAGTCGCTCATATACTTACATTATCAAAAATGTTTATTCTGATCCAAGTGAAATCTTTGATACAATCATCACAGATGAGCGTATTTTAGAACGTGCTAAAAGTGTTACTGAATCTTATGATGACTTTATTCAAGCATCTCAAAATTATGGAACATCTACAGATTGGATGTTCAGGCTTGAAGGAGTAAACAACGCAAAGGAAACACTCAATGATGTCAAACGAAAACTGTACAGAGCAGTCGCAAACGTTAACATTCTTGAAGGTATTCGGTTCTACGTTAGTTTTGCTTGTAGTTTCGCCTTTGGTGAACTTAAGCTTATGGAAGGATCCGCTAAAATCATCTCTCTCATCGCAAGAGACGAAAACCAACATTTAGCAATCACGCAAAACATTTTGAACAAATGGCGTGATGGCGATGATCCAGAGATGAAGCAGATTATGAAAGAAGAAGAAGAGTGGACATATGCTATGTTTGATCGCGCTGTAAACGAAGAAAAGAGATGGGCAGATTATCTGTTCAAAGATGGCAGCATGATCGGACTAAATGATAAATTGTTACAACAATATGTTGAATGGATTGCAAACCGTAGATTAAAAGCAATCGGACTTAAACCACAGTATGATATTTCAGCAAACAACAATCCACTACCTTGGACCCAGCACTGGATCTCCTCTAAAGGTCTCCAGGTTGCTCCCCAGGAAACGGAAGTAGAATCATATGTAGTCGGCGGTATTAAGCAAGATGTTACCAAAAATACTTTCACAGGATTCAAATTATGATGATTGGTGCGAACAGGAAATCCTGAATGCATACCAAGAAGCAGCAGAATGTGATGAATTTATGTTTGGAGATTATGACTATTGTAAAGAATGGTTAGGTAAAGTGCATGATGATGTGATATAGATAGGGGAGGTTAATCCTCCTCTTTTTTTATGTCTAAAAATCAGTTAACTAAAGATGAAATGAAAGTTCGTGTTCTAAAGTTAAAACATCAACTTCAAGTAGAACACATCAGGCACGATATGGATATGAAAGGACTTGCTCATAAATATCTCAATGAGATTTTAGATATCCTTGATGAGTACAGATATTGACTATGAAAACCCTTGGCGCTACAATGGGGAAGTGTTTAATTCTGATCATATTCAAGATTGCTTTGGTTTTGTTTATCGTATTGACTGCGATACAACTGGCAGGAGTTACATTGGTAGAAAATATTTCTGGAGTTTCCGCAAGAAAAAGGGAGCAAGTAGAAAAAGTAAATCAGAATCTGATTGGAAAAAATATTACGGATCATGTCCAGAACTCAAAGAAGATGTAGACAAATATGGTAGGGAGAATTTTACGCGCACTATTTTATCATTACACAAAACAAAAGGCAAAACAAACTTTGAAGAGACGCGACAACTCTTCTTCCACAATGTCCTTACAGAAGGGCTTGACGACGGAACGCCAAGGTACTACAATAGCAACATCCTTAACAGGTACTTCCGAAAAGATTATTATGAACGCGACGACTGAAGACATCGTGGCGCATGTGAGATCCTGGTCTCTTGATCGTGCTGCAGATAAAAGTATCTCCAAGACCGATGCGCGTGCAATTCTTGCAGAATTTTATGAATGGATTGAACCTGAAACTGATGAATTGGAAATTGTCTCTCTGGAACCAGAATCTTGACAAATCCTAAATAAAAACTTATAATGCTTACAACCCACCCCTCAAAAGGTGGGTTTCACATTATGAGAAGGTGATGTGACAATTAGAGCCGTGGGATCTGCCCCTTGAGAAAGGGGAAGTGCGCTTTTCCTATACGGATGTAGAGTTCAATCAAATTTAATGCAACAATTCCTTACAGTAACCCTGCCTCTTCTGGCAACGGTTACAACCAACGTGGCAACACTGCCTTCAGTGTTTCCTCCTCCGCCTTTGAGTGGTCCGCCACCATTCTCTATTATCAAAGAGGAGCCTACATCAAAGACAGCGACCAAAGAGGTTGCTCCCGAAAAACCTAAAGAGACAAGGTTAATTTGTAAAGGGTGTAATAAAAATGAAAATGAAGCCCTGGATTATTTTCAGGACATTGGAATTAAAGACAGAAACGCCCTTGCTACCATTATGGGCAATATTAAACAGGAATCAACATTCCAATCTAATATTTGCGAAGGTGGTAGCATTAGATCTTATTACTCCTGTTGGGGTGGATATGGTCTAATTCAATGGACATCTGCCAACCGTTATTATGGATTGGGTGATTTTGCTAAAAAGTATGGTGGTTCTCCATCATCACTTACTACGCAACTTCGTTATCTCACAAACGAGATCCAGTGGCAAAAGATTGAGGAGAAGATGAAAACTCCTGGCAAATCAATCGGACGTTACATGGACTATGCGTATGATTGGATTGGTTGGGGCCATCATGGTGCCCGTACAGAGTATGCCTATGATTAT